TTCATCATATCAATATCAAACGATTGTCTGATGATGAACATCCAATCAATGATGTAGATTTCTTTTTAGAAACAGCACAGTTCGTGCAATTTTGTGAATTTTTCAAACAAGTAGGATAATTATGGCAACGAAAAAAGTGAAAATAAATGAGAATTTCTCTCTTCGATATAATAGTCGTGAGGAAGACTCTGGTGATACAGTAATGGATTTGGATATCAATTTTGATAACCCAAGCGAGGAAGTTTTAGTTGCAAGACTTAACACATGGCTAGTAGCAATTGGTCGTGATAATTTATCAGTAAAAGGAAATGTATAATGCCTACAGTAACAAGTGATAGTCCTATCTGTGCAATTTCATTAGCGAATGCTTCTTCTCCCGATGGTGCAGCAGAGTTGGTTAAAGACCCAGAGTTTGCTCAATATCTTCGTGAATATTTGACTGAAGCAAAGATTGCCGTAACATTTACAAAGAAAGATGGAACTTCTCGTCGTCTATTGTGTACAAAGATGAGCGATGTTATTCCTACTGACAAACAACCAAAGGGTGCTGGTAAAACACCAACTGGCGATGCCGTTGCTGCTTTTGATTTAGAGAAGCAAGAGTGGCGTTCTTTTAACACCTCTAACATTACTCGTATTGAATGGAAAGTCTAACATGACGCAAAGTATTTCTAGCCCAACCGATCGTGCCAAAATCAAAAAGATGCTTGGTGAAATCTCAGGTTCAATGACACGCATGGAAGCAGAGCGTGATTTAATTCGCGAGACAATCAAGACTATGTCTGATGAGTTCCAACTGCCAAAGAAAACTCTAAGTCGTATGGCTAAAGTATATCATAAGCAAAACTACACACAAGAAGTAGCGGAGCATGAAGAGTTTGAAGATTTGTATCAACTGATTGTTCAGGAGAAAGCATAATGGCTGATGGAATAAAAGTATTTCTCATTGCTTTAGTTGTTGTGCTACTAATAATTGGTAGTCCGTTACTAACAATCTGGTCATTAAATACTCTGTTTCCATCTCTTGCGATTCCAACAAATTTGGATACATGGTTGGCAACAATCGTTTTGAGTGGAATTTTGTCTGGTGGATTCTTTAGCACATCGAGTAAAAAATAATGCTTGACATTAAATCAATAATAGGGTATAATTATTCTATTATTGAGGAGAAATCTTATGGCTACATCAGCTAAAAACAAGCAAATCGTTGCAAAGGCAGAACGCATGGTAAAGGGTTCTGAGGTAACACTCAGTCCCGATACCTATCAGCGTGACTTATTGTTGGCATTGAATTACTACAACGCCAACCATGATGACAAAGAAAAGAAAAAGTGGTTGTTGCACTACATCAACAAAACTGACAAGAAACTTGCTGTTCAACTGAACAAACTTGATGAGAGTTTGTTTCGTCACGCAGGTATCCTTGCTCGTCTAATTGAAACAGGTTCTGTTCTCGAGGAGAAAGAAAGCAATTATCTTTCAAACAAACTTGAAGAACTCAAGAATGCTATTCCCAAACCAGTAGTTGTTGCCGAGAAAAAAGCTGAGCCAAATCCCAACACAATTCAAGAGCGTATGCTTGAGAAAGCACGAGAAATGGCTGGCGAGTTTGAGGGTATGATTGATGAGTTTGTCAAAGAAGACAAAACATTCGATCCTGCGAAAACACTACAACAGTATCAAATCAGTGGACCAGTTGCGAAACTGATTGCTCCATTGTTTGATAAACAAATTGCTGAACTTGAAGAAGTTCTAGAGGGCAACGATGAACAGCTTAACGAAGGCTACAGTCATCTCAAGAAAACGAAGATTAAGAAACTCCTTGCTTTGTACCAGTCAATCAAAGAAGCATGTGGGTTACAGGTTCAAGTCGCAAAAGCAACTCGAGCACCTAGAAAGCGTAAAGAGAAACCAGCTGGTAAGTTGGTCGAGAAAATGAAATTCATGAAAGAGTTTCCTGACTTTTCAATCAAGTCTGTTATTGCTACAAGTATTATCAACAGTAACGAACTGTGGGTTTATAATACAAAGTACAAGAAACTACAGGTGTATCGTGCCATGGATGATGCAGGTTTATCCGTCAAGGGTACTACCATCATTGGTTATGATCCATCAAACTCAGGTGGTAAAACCCTGCGTAAGCCAGAGTTGGTTAAAGACTACCAAGAAATGGGTAAGCGTCCATTGAACTCTGCGTATAAAGCATTGACTACCAAAGAAGCTGCTGTGAATGGTCGTGTGAATGAAGAATGTATTCTACTGAAGGTATTTTAATATGATTTTAATTGACTATTCACAAGTGTCTCTAGCCAACATCCTCTCTTTCAAGAAGGAGTTGATGTCTGGTGATGAGAAACAGACTACCGATTTGATTCGCCATGCGACTCTCTCAACAATAAAATCCTACAAGAAAAAGTATGGTAAAGACTACGGAGATGTAGTTATTTGTTGTGATGGTCGTAACTACTGGCGTCGTCAATACTTTGAACACTACAAGGCAAGTCGTAAGAAAGCACGAGATGCTTCTGAATTAGACTGGGGTTTGATTTTTGACACGCTGAGTAAGATTCGTGATGAGATTGCTCAAAACTTTCCCTACAAAGTTATGCACCTTGAACAGTGCGAAGCTGACGACATCATTGCAGTTCTTACACAACAGACTCAAGAGTTTGGGTTCAGTGAGAATGTTATGATTGTCTCAAGCGACAAAGACTTTAAACAACTTCACAAGTTCAACAATGTGAAACAGTACAGTCCACTGTTGCGTAAGATGATCACAGCCAAGAAATCTGAGATCCATGAGAACTACATTACTCATGTGGTTAAGGGTGATACAGGCGATGGCATTCCAAACATTCTTAGCAAGGATAATTGTTTCGTAACAGGCGATAGACAAACTCCAGTGTCAGCTAAACGATTGGCTGAATTCATGGAGAAGGGTATTGATGCTTGTCGCAATGATGAGGAGAAACGCAATTGGCAACGCAATCAAATTCTAGTAAATTTTGATTACATTCCTGACGACATCAAGAAAGTCATCCTTGATACTTACCTAAGTATTAAACCAAAAGGCGACAAGATGGCTATCATGAATTATCTGATTGCCAACAGATGTCGATTACTATTAGACGAGATTGAGGAGTTTTAATATGGCACAGCCAATTACTAAGATTTTAGAAAAGATTAACGAAGATCCAAAAAATCTTCAGCAGTATCGTGGTCAGGTAGCAGCTATTCAGATGATCATGGAATATGCTTACATGAAGGAAAAGAAATTTGAGTTGCCAGATGGAGCACCTCCCTTCAAACCTGCAGCTGAACCACTGGGCATGACACCCATAAATCTGTATGCAGAGATGCGCAGGTTTTATGTGTTTTGCCGCAAAGACCTGAAACAGATTCAACGAGAGCAGATGTTTGTGGGACTTTTAGAAGGCATCCACGGAGACGAGGTAGCCCTTATGCTCGCTGTAAAGGATCAGAAACTCAACAAACTCTATCCAAAACTCACCAAAAAGTGGGCTGAGGATAATGGTTTCATCCCAAAACCAGAGCCCAAAGTCGCCAAAAAAGACGCTGTAAAGGCGAAATAAGTCCTTTTTGACCCTCCTGTAGCCCAAAATAACCCTACTTTTAGTAGGGTTTTTCATCATTTCGCTTTACTTTAATTCACAAATATGGTATAATTATTATATGGAATTGAGAAAAGGAACTAAAATGTTGAAAAATGCTAAGTTGGCTTCTGTTGGTGATGTGATTCGTGGCTATGATTTTAAACCTATGGTTGGTCGTAACGACTGCTACGCTGAAGGTACTGTTGAATCAATTAGCAACGAAATGGGTTACATGGCTTACAAAATTACTTGTACGACAGATGTGTTTGATGGTAAGAAACAACCAAAGGGTAAACATTCTCGTGTTGGTAAAATTGTGTTTGTTCCCTTCGAAGTAAGTTTCATGGAATATGATGGTCGTATTTTAAACTTGAGTAAGTAAGGAGTTATTATGGCTGCGATGAAAGAGTTGTGGGAAAATATCAATTACCTTCTTGACAAGTACAGAGGTCCAGTAAACTGGAAATCTTGTCAAGAAATCGCTGACGAACTGGGTTGTCCAGTTGACTGGGTAAATGAAATTGTTGAAGAAAGATGGAATGAAAGAGTTTATGGGAACAGTTGAGAAGGAAATCCTGTTAATCGCACAGGAAGAATGCGCAGAAGTTACGCAAGCGATCAGTAAAGTTTTTAGATTTGGGTTTGGTTCAGTACACAATGGAGTAAACAACCGAGAGCATCTTGAAGAAGAGATCGGTGATCTTATGTGTATGATTGACTTGATGATTGATAATGGTATCGTCAGTGAGTCAGCTGTAATGACAGCAAAGAATGAGAAGCTGAATAAGCTGTTGACATGGTCTAAGATTTTCAAGGAAGAAGTATGATCAAAGGGTTTATCAACAACGATTGGGATCGTGAGAATTTGAATTTTCTCTTGAATACCAAAGGCGATGACTTTACAGAATTTTGGGCACAGTCTGATGAAGACGACAAAAAGTATGCTCAAGAATTGATGGATGCATATGCTCGCGAACTTCAGTTGAAGTCTGAGTTGTTGGAAATTGAATCAAGGTTAGATAACCTTACGGATGCAAAGGTTATTTTGGAGAAATTTGATTTAAAATAAAATTGAAGGTATAATTATGACTGATGAGCAATTGATGGAGTTGTCGAAGGATATAGATAATGTTCTTATCCAGTTGGCAACCAAATATGAAACACCAGCCCTACTCTTGTCGGCAGTAATGCTAGCAAGAATCGTGTTGTTGTGTGATGAATGTGGTGCCAGCGAAGATATTCGTAAGTTGCTTACGACTGTTTCTGAAACACCATTGGGTAAACAACTTGAGGTGATGCATTGAAACAGAAATGGGTAGATGCCTTTATGGATACAGCTGAGCGATTTTCTCAGTTGTCTTCAGCAGTAAGATTGAAGGTTGGTGCGGTAGTTGTTAAAGACAATAGGATTATTTCTATTGGATACAATGGAACACCAGCTGGTTGGGATAACTGTTGTGAAGAAGTTGTTCAGTTGTCTGATGATACTGTTACAACAAAAACAAAGGATGAGGTAATTCATGCTGAAGCGAATGCAGTTGCGAAACTTGCTCGTGATGGTGAAAGTGGTAGTGGTGCTGATTTATTTTGCACTCATGCTCCTTGTGTACAATGCGCAAAGATCATCTATGGTGCTGGAATCAGTAGCGTGTACTATCGCGAGTCCTATCGTGACAATGACGGAATTGATTTTTTGCAAAAATGTAAAATAAATGTGAAAAAAGTTTGACATTTATTCAAAAGTAAGATAGAATTGATATAAATAAACAAAAGGACTGAGAAGTTCTTATCAACAAAGGAAATAATTTCAATGAGCAATTTAAGATCCATACAAATGCAGAAGCATTTACCACTTAATAGTGGATGGACATGCTCACGCCCAGAGTTTACATCAGCGATTGGTTATGATTCGAGGGGTTTAAGAAAGTAGATTAGACTACAGTTTATTTTCTTAAACCCTCGAAGATGAAAGTCCCGAGGGTTTTTTGTTTATGGAGTGCCATAAACATTATGTTCTTTAAAAATTTGTGTAGTTTCTGTTGCCTCATGGTGAAGTGGTATCACAACGGATTTTGATTCCGTCGTTCTTGGTTCGATTCCAAGTGGGGCTGCCAAATAAATGCAGGTATAACTCAACTGGTAGAGTAACTGGCTTTTAACCAGTAAGTTCCGAGTTCGAGTCTCGGTGCCTGTACCAAAGATTTCTTTGGGGTGTCTATAGTGTAGTGGTAGCACCCAACTCTGTGAAAGTTGTAGTACGAGATCGATACTCGTTAGACACCCCAAAGAAATTTTATAGTGATATAGCAAAGTGGTAATGCGCTTGCTTCATACGCAAGTTATCGGTGGTTCGAATCCACCTATCACTACCAGTTTTCGGAGATGATGCTCTAATGGTAGGGCAGCGGACTGTAAATCCGTGGCTTCGGCAAGTAGGTTCGATTCCTACCATCTCCACCAAGTTTGGCTCGTTAATATAATGGTCATTATGCCTGCCTGTCTAGCAGGACACAGGGGTTCGATTCCCCTACGAGTCGCCAAGTTTATGTCCTGGGAATCCACGCAGAGTTCGCAACTCTGGGCAGTGAGCAAGTGAAACTCTTGCGAGGACACCATATTATATACCGAGGTAGCTCAGTTGGTAGAGCACCTGTCTGAAGAACAGGGTGTGGTCAGTTCGATTCTGACTCTCGGTACCAATGCCCCATTAGTTCAATGGATGAGAATATCTTGCTACGAACGAGAAGGTGGTGGTTCGATTCCATCATGGGGTGCCAAGTTTATGGAAGTGTGGCAGAGTCTGGTTTATTGCACCTGTCTTGAAAACAGACGAGTAGAAATGCTCCGTGAGTTCGAATCTCACCGCTTCCGCCAATATTATGCCTGCGTAGCTGAGGGGATTAGCACTGTCTTGATAAGGCAGCGACATTGGTTCGATTCCAATCGTAGGTACCAATGCCCTGCTGGACAAATTGGTAAAGTCATCTCTCTCAAAAGGAGAAGTTCTCCCTGTTCGAATCAGGGGCAGGGTACCAAAAGTTATTATGCCGAGATGATGGAATTGGTATACATGTTAGTCTTAGAAACTAAATCTTGTGGGTTCGAGTCCCACTCTCGGCACCAAATGAAAGAAGTAATATGTGGAAAGTAATAGATGATGAAGGTTATGTTAGAGGTAAAACTAAAGACCTCAACATAGCAATGGAAATGGCTAAACTGATTGACGAATTCGTAATCATCACTGATGGTACTACAGAAATCGTTGGTCGGTTCGGAGCCGATGAAATTAAGAATGGTTTGACACCAGACGGAAATGAGTACAGCTGGGTCAAACGAAGAATGCTTCGTTAATTTAATGGTAGAATGCCCTCCTTACAAGTGGGATACGGAAGTTCGATTCTTTCACGAAGCACCATAAGTATTAGTATGCGGAATTAGTTTAATGGTAAAACGCAACTTTGCCAAAGTTGGGTCACCAGTTCGATTCTGGTATTCCGCTCCAGTTTTATTCCGAAGTAGCACAGCGGTAGTTGCACCTGACTGTTAATCAGGGTGTCGGTGGTTCGATCCCACCCTTCGGAGCCAGTTTTATCGGAGTATAGCGCAGTCTGGTAGCGCATCTGGTTTGGGACCAGAGGGTCGCAGGTTCGAATCCTGCTACTCCGACCAATTTGGGGGATTAGTGATAATGGGAGCACATGTGCTTTGCAAGCATGAAGTGGGAGTTCGATCCTCCCATCCTCCACCAAAAGTTTTTGCCCTATTAGTTAAATGGTAGAACACCTGTTTTGTAATCAGGGGATGGCAGTTCGATTCTGTCATGGGGCACCAAGTTATCGCGGATTAGAGAAAAGGTATCTCAGAAGTCTCATACGCTTCAGTTGGTGGTTCGAGTCCATCATCCGCAACCAAATATCTCTCTGGTGTAGTGGCAGCATACGAGTCTCCAAAACTCTTGGTCGGGGTTCGATTCCCTGGGGGGATGCCAAACAATGAAAGGATTACTATGTCTCAAAAAGAAACAATAGAAAAAGCATATGGTCACATACCAAAAGAAATTAGCAATCCTTTCAGTATATTTGATTGGATGCCTGAGATGCGTGGTGTGAGATATTACATCGCAAAACTTAGGAGAGTGGGCAGGATGGTAATGCAGCAGTTTGCTAAACTGTAGATTCGAAAGGGTCAAAGGGTTCGACTCCCTTACTCTCCGCCAAATACATCCCGATCGTATAGTGGAAAATACAGGAGTCTTCTAAACTCTAAACGCAGGTTCGATTCCTGCTCGGGGTACCAAAAAGCATAAGAAGAAAATTTCACAAGGTTTAATGCGAGTGTAACCGAATTGGTATAGGTACTTGACTTAAAATCAAGGTTCTGAGGGTTCGAGTCCCTCCACTCGCACCAATTGGGCTTATAGCATAAAGGTAGTGCTGTCAACTCATAATTGATAAGGTGATGGTTCGATCCCATCTGAGCCCACCATTAAATAGTAGAAAGAGAAAAAGGAAATGATATGAATGTACTAGCATTAGATTCATCTGGTTTGCCAAGAGCATGGGTAAACTTTGATGATGCTATCACTTACCATGCTAAAGACCAAGTCGTTTGGTCTCTTGGTGAAACTGTCGCGACATATCGTGGTGGTTACAGAAATGATGGCACACAATCAATGTTAGAAACTAAATCAATCATTGCTGTTCGTGGAACTGTATCTCTTGAAAAGGTAGGTAAAGTTGTTCTAACAAACAAAACATTGTTTGGTCGTGATAGACATATGTGTGCTTACTGCGGAGATGTTCATGGTTCAGGTCATCTATCAAGAGACCATATTCATCCAGTATCAAAGGGTGGAACAAATACATGGATGAATGTTGTTACTGCTTGCTTGAAGTGCAATGCTAAGAAAGGTAACAAATCTTTAGAGAAAGCAAACATGGAATTGTTATACATTCCATATGAACCAAACCACTATGAGAAAATGATTTTAGAGAATAGAAATATTCTTGCCGATCAAATGGAATATTTGTTAGCAGGTGTTCCTAAGCATAGTAGAGTGAGACTTATGTAGGTGTGCGCTGAATGGCTAGGCAGCAGATTGCAAATCTGAATAATGCAGGTTCGAGTCCTGTCACCTACTCCAAAATAACCCTACACTTCGCAAGGGATTGCAAGGTAGGGTTTGACATTTAATAGTAACAAGCGTATAATTACTATATTGAATTGAAAATCAGATGGGTTGCCAACACCAGTAGGTATACACAAGAACAGATTCCTCGACGGAGGTGAAGGTAGTGTATACATGAAAGATGGAAACGAAGTCGCATAGACGGATACGG